GGAGTATCAAATGGAATAGTTGCAGCAGAAGCCGCTAAGTGGCATTCTATGACCGCAGCTTTGGCAATGCAGTCTAAAGCAGAAATAGCATTACTTAAAACTGAAATTGCTGCTACTGGAACAGTTACTGCATCATTAACAGATTCATATCAAGCTTTACTACCTCAAATGACAAAGATAACTTCTTTGGCAGCGGACGAAACAGCATTAATTGTTAAGCAATTGCAGGCTGGTAAAATCACAGTAGAGGCAGCTAGAGCTAAAATATTTGCATTAAATGCAGAAGTAGAAGTTATGCTAGCTCAAACAGCGCAAGGTGTAGCTACAGCTCAAGCAAGAAACATAAACTTAGGAATGGTTCCGCTTACATCTCAACCAGTAGTAGGCGCAGCTGGCAAGTCAAACATGAAAGAGCTTTTCCATAAGTCAGAAACTTCTAAACTGGTAGATTCAATTGCACGTGGCCTTGGTGTTAGAACATCTGGTGCTGGTTACAGTATTCAAACAACAAAGCCTAGATTTAATGCTGGCGGAAAAATTGAAGACTTTGGTCAAAACAAAACTCGGGTAAGCGGTCCTGCATCTATTACATATGACGATAGAATGGGCAGTATTCCATTAGGTGGATATGTATTAAATCAAGCGGCATCGATGGATCCAGCAAATGCTAAATTAGTAGCAGCAGCACCATCAACTCATAATAACAGCGGTAGCAATATAACTGCTTTGCTTACACCAAAAGAAACAGTATTTGGTCCAGGAATTCAAGACAATCCAGAATTATTAGCAGCAGTAGATGCAGCAAATAACGGAAGACCGCTTCCAGGACGTATGGGTGGTGGAAAGATTAATCTTTCAACATCTAATTATGGAGCAATAAATCCAGCAGTAATGGTTAAAATTTTATCACAATTATTTAAACGCAATCCAAAACTTTCAAGGGAAATGCTTCGAGGCAGAGATATGTCTTTGTCTGGTGCGGAAGCTAGAGCATATCAGGAAAGTGTTTTTGGAACTGCTCTTAGATCATCATCTAAAGAATTAAGCAGACAATATTATTTTGTAGGAAATTGGGGCGGAAGATTAAGGGCAAGTGTTAATACAGCTCTTTCTCATGGTGCTGCTAAAAAAGCTGATATTGTAAGCGATTTAATGCATGGATCATCTCAGCAGGCATTGCCTTCACTTACCAGATTTTTACAAGTAAATAAAGTACCTCCAGACAAAATAGCATTACTAACTGATCGTGCTAGAGCAAACATGGTTTCTGGTTTATCTGGTACTGGCAAAATTGGAGAAGCAGAATGGTCAAGGCTACAACACAAAGAATATCTTGCAGTAGCTAAAGAGCTTCGTTTAAGAAAAGAATATCTAGAAAGCTTAAATGTCCCAGGACAAAGAAGAGCTCATTCAACTGACCCAGTTGCTAGAGGAATTCAAGCGGAGACTGCTTTAAATCCATATGGTAAAACAGATTTAGCAAAACTTATTGCAGCAAATGATGCCAATGGTACAAGGTATATGGGCTCATATCGTAATTATGGAATAGAAAAAATTAATGGAGAACCTACCGCATTAGCGCACATGATGCCTAAATTTAGTGGCGGAGGAATGATTGGCAATGTCTTAAAGGGCTTGGCCATGAAAAGAATTGGTGCAGGATTTGGACCAACTGGAGCTCCTAAGCCAAGTATGTATGAGTCAGCACCATGGGGAGTTAACTCACTTTCAATTGGAATGGCAGAAACATTATTTGCAAATTCTGGATTAAGAAAAAATACACAAAAATTATTTTATGATAAGTTTGCGGCAGCTATGGCAAAAGAAAAGCCATACGGTTATGTTAAAGATGCAAAGACTGGTTCTTTAAAGCACGGGCTTGAGCCAGATGTACTAGATTCAATTATTAGACAAGCTGCTAATGATTTAGTTAGTGATAGAAATATTGTAAGATATCTTTCTCCAATAGATAAAGACATATTAAGAAACAAATATTTGAATTGGGATTCAAAACAAAATACCCCAATGACGGCAGAACTTAAAAAGAAAATATTTGATATTAGTGGTAACAGAGAAATGGGAGGCCCAGTATCTCCAGGACAAAATTATGTTGTTGGTGAAAAGGGGCCAGAAATATTTAGACCACTTCAGAGTGGAAATATTATTCCTGGATATGAAGTTGGCGGAGTTATTAAATACGGTAAAGACTCATATGGACTTAGTGGAAATCCAGCAAAACGTGCAGAACAACTTGCAGAAAAAGCAGCACGTGCTGAAGCAGCGAAATCTTACGAGGGACAAAGATCTTTCCCTTACGCACCAGGATTAAAACTTCCCTTATCAGGAGCAGGCTCATCTATAGACTCTGCTTTCTCATCAATGGCTTCTTCTCTTAAAGCAGGTTCAAATAAATTAATAACAAGCACAAGAATGATTAATGATCAGGTATCTTATTCAATAAGATCACTTGTAGACGGATCAAAATTATATGCAAACTCTATAACATCATCAGCTAAATCCATTGGTTCGTCTTACAAACGTGGTGGCTCTGAAATATTAATTGCTGGAGCACCAGGAGCATTCCCAGGTGGCAAAGAAGATCGTGCCCAAAGAATGGCTAGTTCATTTAGAACTAATGCTGCATACTCAACAGCAGCAATCATGCACCCAATACAATACTTAAAGACAAAAGGATTAAATCCAGAGTTTGGTCAAGGCGCTGGTGCAAACATGGTTGGAATGATGGGCGGAATGGCAGCAGGTGGAGCACTAGGTGGAAAACTTGGCGGTCAAAATGGCGCAATGATGGGTAGCATGGCTGGAATGATGGGTGGCCAAATGCTTCTTCCAAAAATTGGTGGAATGATTACAAAACGTGCAGCGGCCAGCGCAGCAACAGCAGGATTAGCTTCGGCAGGATTTGGAGCAACTGCAGCAGCAGCCGCAGGACTAGTTGCACCATTAGCAGCTGTAACATTAGCAGTAATTGCTGGTTACAAGGCGTGGAAAAATTATAAAGAAGGACAAACTCTTAATATAGCTACATTTGGTTTGACTGCAGAAGCAGCTAAAAAAGCTGGACTTAGATTTACAGACTTTGGTTTAAAAATTAAAGATACTATACAAGACGCAAAAGATCTAGCTGATGCAAATAAATTAATTTACGAAAGCATGAAGGATGGCGGAACTCCATTCCAGATGACTATTGCGGAATACAAAAAATTAAAGGTTGAAGTAAAAGAAACATTTGGTGAACAGATTAAGGCACTAGATAGACAGCCATCTAATAAGGTTCCAGATGCAGTTCGAAGAATTAAAGAGCAGTTAATTGCTGCTGGAATGTCTGCAGAAGAAGCAACCAAGAAAGTATATACAATGCTTCAGCTTTCAAATAAGAAAGACCAATCAATTACTGCAACACTTGGCAATGCAGGATTTAAAGAAATTACAGATCCTCAAACTGCTGCAGTTTCTGCAGTTACAAGTTTTGGCAAAGACACTAAAGACCAAGGAAATAAAGAAAAAGCAGCATCATTAAACACAGCTCTTATGGCTACCGAGACTGGAATTAATGATTTAATCGCAAAGAGAGAAAGACTTGTAGCTAAAGATTTAACTGGCAAGATTAAGTCACTGAGCTTTGCAGAAGCTGAAAAAATAATGATTGACCAAATTAATAAATCAAAGGAATCTGGGGCAGTAATTACTCAGGGAACAATTGATGAAATGGCAAAATCAAATCCAGAAATTAAGAAAATGATTAATGGATCCGATACAGTTGTAAGTGTATGGCAAAAAATTAGATTGCAAGCACAAGGATTTACTGGAGACCTTTCTAAATTAAATGCTGCTCAGACACAATTAATTTCGGACTCTTTTGCAGCTATAGCAACATCTGTAGTATCAACAAATTCAAGTAAAGACGGGCTTCTATCAAAACAATATAGCGCACTCGCTAAACTAGAAGATAAGATTAAGTCTTATACAAAAGCACTAAAGGGACAAACAGTTTCACAACAAATATCTGATAGAGACAGGCTGTCTTCACTTAATAAGCAGATTGAAGCAAATAATAAATTGGCAGAAGCCAGAAAGAAGGCATTGTCCGCCGCACAAGCAGATGCGGATCTTGGCAGACAAATTGAAAAGACTAGACTTGCAATGCAAAATGCTGAAGCAACTGGAGATACTCAAAAGTCTCAAGAGCTTAGACTTGATTTAGAATCATTAACAACTCAACAACAAACAGAGTCACAATCAAAAGCTATTGATAAAGCAACTGAAATTGCAAATGCACCTCTCAAAGCTGCTATTGAAGCTATTGGAAATAAGCAGCAAGGTCTGGCAGATAGCGCAGCACTGGCTGGAGAAAGTTTAGATTCATATCGTAAAAAGCAAGCAGAGGCAGAGGCAGCAATAGACAAAGTCAATAATTCAATGACCGCTCTTTATGGCAACGCAGCAGCAGCTGGTCAATCAATAGAAGAATATGTTAAGGCTAATAAAGAAGCAGCAGCTGGATTAGTTGCTGCAGTAGAAGCTGCCACTGGCGAAAAAATGCCAAGGTATACTGATTTTCAAAATTATGAAGGTGGACAAGTAGTAACTAAAAAAGTTGCAGTTTCTCCCCAAGCAAATGCGCTATCAATATTGGCAAAAGCAGGAACTGGCTCAGCTGTTAGCGACGCACTTGCAAATAGCATTAAGGGTGGAGCATCTCTTAAAGATATTGTAGATGCCGTAAAGGGTGTAAATGGAAAGCCAGCCCTAAGAAAAGATATTGCTGTTTCAGGAAATTATTCAAATGCAATGGAAGAAAAAGAATTTAATGGAGTTAAGACAAAGGTTTTAAATGCACAGGCTAGAAGGTCGATTGCAAATAACCAAGACCTACAAATAGGTGAGACCTTTATTTGGAATGGTCAAAGGTATGGCAAGAGTAAAACAAATGGAAATATTGTTTTCATGGGTAAGGCTGCTGCTGGTGTAAAAGGTGGAGCCAGTGGAATGTACCTTGTTGGAGAAAAGGGACCAGAATTTGTTCACTTAAAAAACCGTGCCAACATTATGCCAAACGATGTTATGAATACATTAGCTGCTGCATCTCCAAGATACAACTTTAACAAAGCTCAATATAATTTAAAGGACGGAACTACTTCAGGTAATTCATATGTTGTAAATCAAAATATTTATGCGTCTGAGGGAATGGATGTAGAAGCATTGTCAAATATGATTGTTAAAAAGGCTGAAGTTGTTATTGGACAAAAGGCTAAAGTTAATGTTAAAATGATTGGACAGGGGAAGAATATATAATGGCATCTTTAGTTTTACCAGTAGGTTCAGCATTGTTTATACAAGATACTGGTGGCGTATGGCAAAAATTAACTGAGCATAATAGGTCCCCAATATCTGTAGATGTACAACGCTTTGAGCAGACCTCTAGAATGGCCAATGGAAGCCTTAGAAAGCTGTTTATAGCCGATAAGAAGAACATATCCACCTCCTGGAGCATGGTTCCTTCATATTCCACTATGACCGTAGATGCAGGCTGGGGAGCGGAAGACATTAAAGCATTTTATTTAAGCGCTAAAGGGCAAGGAACATTTAACGTAAGAGTAGCCTACAATTCAGCTAGAACCGAAGATTTTGCCGCAAGCTTTACCTCATGCTCATTTAATATGATTAAAAGAAATGTAAAGGAAAAAGCGGCGGATACAGCACAGGCATTTTGGGACGTAAGTATTTCACTGGAAGAAGTATAATGCAATCAGTAAGCCAAACAACTCTAGATAAACTTAATACATCTGCTTCATATTCAATGTCAGGCGGATGCTGGCTAGAATATAATATGAACGATTTAATTTTAAATGCAGCGGTTACGGCTACACCAGCTGAAACTGCAACTCAAACAGATCCAATTACTGGTAAAACATACCAGCCATTTAAAAAGCTATTTCCATTAACCAGCATAATAGACCCAAGAAGACCTTCGGCAGCAGGAATTAATTATTTTATATTAAACCCAAATGTTATAAATAGCATACCAAAGTATAGCGTTTCTTCAGATCTTCCAGTAAGAACTTATTTTTCTAGCCCTAAAAATCAATACAAATTTTGGGTTTCACCTAAATCTGGCGGCACAGCATTAAGTAATTTTAGTTTTACTGTAGATTATCCTATATCAAAAACTGCTATTGCCAATACCATACTTGTTAAATTTGAAACTTCTTACTCTAAGCCATCTACATGGTCTATTAAAATACAAGATCACGCTGGTACTGAAACCACAATATCTACAAATGGAGTTGTGCCAGATAATGGAGTTTTCCAACTTTACTACAATGGATCCTCTTGGTCCACTACAAAATTTACAACGCCTACTGCCCCATTAAATATTAAAAAAATAATTGTATCTGTAAATACAATTAGCGTTGCAAACTCCTATCTTGGAGTTATAGAAGTTGGTGCTAGATATATTCAAGACGTATCAAATAGATTAGTTTCTTTTCAAATTTCAAAAACTTCATCAGATGATTCATCTGGCATTGTTCCAGTTGGATCAGTAACATCAAATGCTCTATCAATGTCACTAGAGGGGTATGATAAAAAAGGCATTGAGTATGACAAAACAATGGCATTCAATAAAGATAATATAAATTTGTACAAGAACGTAAAGGTGATTCCATTTAATAAAATAGGAGACGATGTTATTCCACAAGGAATATTTTACATAGATTCCTTCACTTTGTCAGAATTTGGAGATATTGATATTCAGGGACTAGACGGAGCAAAGTTTTTACAAGAAATACTAGCCCCAGATATTGTAATTCAAAATGCTCCATCACAAGCAATTATTAGAAGGCTTTTAGATAGCGTAGGGTTTACTGGATATAATTTTAATACATATGGTAAAGGGGATGTAAATAAAATTGACTCTGCAACTATAGTTCCTTTGTATTGGTTTACAGAAGATACAAAAACAGTATGGCAACACATACAGGATCTATGCAGAGATACTCAAATGATAGCAACATTTGATAACAATGATATTCTTCAATTCTATCCTAGAGACTATTTATTTGATAAATTAAGAACATCTAGTTTTAAATTTAGAAGTGAAACTAAGGGAGTGAACATCCCGAATATTATATCTTTTACTAAAGAAACAGTACCTTCTGTCAAGGCAGCAAAAGTGATATATACTCCAATTATTAGTACAAACTATCAAGGCTCATCAGACAACCTTTATGTTTCTCCGCCAGCCGCTATCGGTGCAGCCGCACTACAAACAACATTATTATCAACCGCCCAAATTGAAACAGACGCACCAAAAGGCGTTGTTTCGCTATCTCCTATTAGCGTTTATAGTGATTTAGCAGATACATCTTTTTATAATAAGGCTGGATATTTTTTAATCAATAATGAAATAATTGAATACGATGCAATTGAATTTCAATATGAGCCGCTTTCATCTCCTAATACAGTTACAAAAAAATGGATAACGTCAGATTCAGACATTGCAAAGTTTCTTGGGGAAAGCAAGATTAATTCATTCAAGCCTACGCTAAGATATAGAATTAAAGAAAGAAATGCATTTAATGCAACTGGCAAAGGTATAGGTGTAGGAGAGACCCACCTGGTAAATATTGATGATCTAAAATCAGAATGGTCAGGATCTAAACTAAACTTGTCTGCAAAAACAAATGTTGCAGACCAATCAGTATTCTCATTAAGACAAACAGATGGATCTGGTGTTTCAATTTCTAGATCCCTTCTTACAATAGTTGCACCTGTGGCATCTAAAGAATACTATTGCGCTTCAATTAGTCCAGACGTTAATTTTACATCACAGAAATATTTTTCAATTGGAACAGCTTTATTCTTTAAGCTTGCTAAAGGTAGTAATGGAAGAGTTACTGGAGAACAGTTTGTTTCTGCTGGACTTGGTATTGGTCTTGACGCCAATAACTTAAACGGCTATATTTTAAAAATTGGAACTTCTCAAAACGTAGCAAACAAAGGATTAAATTATAGAGATGTACAGTTATTTAAAATAGTTAACGGAGTAGAGACACCAGTTTCTGATACTCAAAAGACAGAAGAGTCATCAATTACTGGAGTATCTGGAGGAGAGTTTTACAGAGTAGACGTAAGAGTTTCTCAAGCAACAACAGGCCAAAGAATATTTAAAATTAAATTTAACAATGCCGTAATAACAGCAACTGATTCTGCAGCCACAACAATGGGCAACAAAATTGCATTAATCGGCATACAAGGTGAATCAGCATTTGACTACGCATATATAGCTTCATTAAAGAAAGAAGATTTTGCTGGATCTTATTCCTATGACAATTATGGATCATACGTTGGTTCTGCCACAGAATTAAAAAATGTGTTTGGAGACTTTATTGCTATTGGATCTGCCTCTACTTTATCAAGTCCATGGATAAAAGAATTTGGGCCAGTAGCCAGAGAAATTAAAAAAATATCAACCAGGTATGCAACAAGACCAGGTTTTGTTAAATACCCTCAAATAATATTAAATCCCAACGTAACGCTACTTGGGTACGACGCAAACTCATTTGGCATTGATGCTTATATTTTAAATAACACTGGAGCATTTGTTGATTTAGCAGACGGCGGCCAAAAAAGCTTTATTGTAGTAGGAGAAACAATAGCTCCCCTAGACCCATTTGAGTACCTTGACCCAGATCTATCTGCAACCAAAAATGATGAGCAAGTCGCATTTGAATCTATGTGGATACAAAAGGAATCAGAAGCGAAGGCTTTATCTACATGGATGAGAACTCAATGGTCTAAACAACAAACAGTTATTCAGATAGATGTTTTCCCAAACCCTATTATTGAAACAGGGGATGTAGTTGAAATATCTTATCCTAATAACTTTGTGTATTCTACTGAAGATACTGGGCAAACGGCTGGCAAATATATTGTTTTGGATATTGAGCAGGGGTATAGCCAAGCCCCATCTACAAAACTTACCTGCAGGTCGATTTATGTTTAATGAAATGGTAGAATCTTAATATGGCTACAAAAAAACCAAGAATAGGAAAGTCGCAGATTGCTGGTGGAGTTAAAGTCCAGCTGCCTGAAGACTCACCCTTAATCAAAGTATTAAAAACAGATCAGTATGATGTTGTCAATATATACACTAATAAGGTAGATAAAACATATGTTGCTTCATCTCCAGGCGATAACGGAGATATTGAAGATGACGATGATGATACCGCACCAGATGAACCAATAGATACTTCGGATGCCCCAAATTTAGAGGACATAGTTTTAATTGGAACAACTGGGAAAAGATATTCTTCTGGCCAAACAATAACCGATCCAGAAATATATTACGATGCGAATAACAATAGGCTATTCAGAGTCACCTTTGAAGTTAAAAATAGTGTTGGAGAGATTGTAAAGGGAGTAATGATAATATGATAACAAAATTTGGTAAAAGATTTATAACATCTTATTTAGCAAGCGGACTTAATTTCAATCAAAAAGACATTGCAATAGGAATAGGATCGCAAGCCCCAACTGTAAATGACTCAGACATGCAATTTGAATTTTATCGATCAGGAGTTTTTCTTGGAAGTTCTGACATACAAACAAATACAGCAAGTGGGGTAACAACATATTCAGTAGTTTATAAGACTACCCTGCCAACAGATGTTGAAGGAGTAATATCAGAAATTGGAATTTTTCCTACTGGGTTTTTGCAAAATACAGACTATTCTTCTAAGTACATATCTTCTTTTGAAAACACAACAGACTGGAAAGATTCAAGCGGAGCACAGCCAATATCAGTATCAACGCCAACTCCTAGGATAGGTTCCTCATATTTTTCTATTACTGCAGCAAGTAACCAGTCAAAGTCTTACAGCTTAGACACAGTCTTTGATATTGCTGGATATGGCGTAGATGATTCAATCTCCCTTGCTTTTTATCAAACAGATTTAAACTTAGACTATATTTATGTTAGGTTTTATAGCTCACCAACTAATTATAAGGAAATAAGATTTTTAGCAACAACATCTATAGGACATAAAATTTTATCACTTAAGTTATCTAGCTTATTTAACTCTACATTTTCATCTGCTGGAGCAACAGACTTTTCTAAAATTACTATAATAGAAATAGGCGCTAAAGCTAAAGTTTCAGGGGCTACAAATGTTTTATTAGATGGGCTAAGATTAAACGATGAAGATAGATATAACAGCCAATATGGTTTAATTAGCAGATCTATTCTTTCTACTCCTATAGTAAAACCTCTTGGCATAGAGATGGATATTGAATATAAAGTAAATCTAGGATTCTTATAATGGTTGATAAATATTCACCAGGTAGATATGATCCAATAAGTGGAAGATATTTTCCAGCAGATTTAAGCAAAACAAATGAAGAGGCAGCCAATGCAGCAAATACAAAAACTGCAGATGCATTTACTGTTAAAAAATCTGGCTTAAATGTTGTAATGAATGGTAAATATCAATTCTCGTTTGCATATTTATATTCTGATCCAAATAATGCCTCAAACCTTATTCCTGGAACCAGGTCCCCCAACTTTATAGTTACGCTACAAACTCCCGATTTAACTCAGCCAGTAACCAACCTTGTTGTAACACCCTCACTTCTTTCTTATGGAGTTAATTGGACTTTAATAGATAAAGCTTTAGCTGCAAACAAATGGCTTATTGATATACAGATATACGAAAGTTTAACTGGAGCATTTGCAGGAGAAGAATATTTAGTTTGGAATGGAAACGGAAACTCTGCAACTATACTTGTTTCAAATACAGCAAACAGATGGATACGTGTTGATACACGAGATCAAGATTACAGAAAGAAAAGTGTTTCTTTTGGCCCATTCAAAGCAATAGATCCGATTGTTGTAGATACAACTGGGCCAGCAAATGTAACCTCTGTAACTGCTACTAGCGGGATAGATACATCTGGATACTTAGGATTTAATGCGTTTGCAAACATATCTTGGCCAGCAGTAACAGGTGGAGGCATAAGAGGATATAGAATTAGATTTAGTAATGATAACAACGTAACTTATTCCTATGTTGATTCTCCAGGAACTGGCACAACATATAAGCTTGCTGGATTAGTAATTGGATCAACTTATAAAATAGCAGTTGCTACATATGATGAATATAATAATACATCTTCTTCATATATATCTGGACCAGATGTTACGGTTACTGGAACTCCATCAGTAACAAATTTTATTAAAGGCGGCGATTTTGAATTTGGAGTAGGGGTGGGATCAGTTGCAACAAATAAAGGTTTGTATTTTGATGCCAGCAACTACTGGTATATTAATGCAGCAAACAGTGCCAGACTTAAAGTTGGTGGGGCTACAAGCAACTACTTACTTTGGGACGGCTCTACATTTGCGGTAGATGGTAACATAACGGCTAGAGGCGGGCAGTTTAGCGGTAATATATTTATGTCTACAACTGGAGCATCTATATATAGCGGAACAATTGATGCAACTACTGGTAATCTAACTGGTAACGGATTTGCATTAAATTCAACGGGATTAAAGGTTGCTAACGGCACAAAGTCTGTAACTATATCTGCTGCAACTGGAACAATAACTGCCAATGGTGGATCTATTGCTGGATGGGCATTAGGAGATAATACTTTTTCTAAAAACAATATTATATTGGACAGTACAGGAAATGGTAAAATACAAGTTGGCGCAAGTGCACAGAATAGTGTTTATTTAGGAACAGAGACTTCTGGTGGAACTTCATTTCTTATGTGGGCAGGTAATAATACTCCTGATGCTAATGCTAAGTTTAAAATAGGAGCAGACGGCACACTATATGCAGTTGGTGCAGTGTTTGGATTAGGATCAAGTATTGATGGATACGCAACATCTACACAGCTAACTGCGGTTGACACAAAAGCTACTAACGCATCTAACAGCGCAACAACTGCTGCATCAGATGCTAATACTGCAAGAATTGCTGCTCAGGCCGCAAAGGCAACGGCGGATGCCGCTCTACCATCATCAAACTTTAATAGAGACGCTATTGTAAATAGTATTAACAGCGCAACAACAACTACTACAATAAATGGAGGCAAGATAACGACTGGAACTATTTCTGCTGCTGCAGTTGTTGCAGATTTTATTTCTGCGTTTTCTCTAAATGCAACTAAGATTACTACAGGAAGTATTAGTGGAATAAGTGGAACCTTCACGTCTGGCCGTGTAGGAGGATTTGATCTGGGTAATGGAGACCTTACTGGCAGATTACCAGATCTTCCTAGAATTTTGCTAGGAAGCAAAGTATTAATTGGATGGAACGGTGGATCAGATTATACAATATCAGCAGGAAACCCATACTCAGATGCTGGCCAATCATTCTTTATAAATACACAGACAAACGTTTTTAGGTTTGCAGCAGACTCTTCATCAAGGTCTTACGCTGCAGAAATTAGAAATGACGTAAGAGCAAGAGACTTTAGATATATAAGATCTCTCGTAAATGACAGCTCATCAAGAAGGTTTAAGGAAAATATTACCTATGCTCCTAAATCTTATTATGATAAAATTCTTAATATAAACCCAGCATTTTATACATACATAAACAACCATCCAGAAACTGACTCAACTTTATGGGGAACCCATTCTTTTGGACCGATTGCAGAAGATTTAGAGGACGCTGGCCTTGGACTTTTTGTTCAAAGGAATTTAAACGGCCAGCCAACAGCGCTTCAAAATGAGCATAAGCTAGCTTTCCTATTAATACCAATAATTAGAGAGTTAAAAGAAAAAATCCAAATTATGGATCAAAAGATATTAGAATTGGAGAGCAACAATGTTTAAGTTTTTTTGTGCTGTATGTATAGATGACAAAGAGCTTTATGCAGAATCATTAGATAAATCTAACGCCTATGCAATTTGCCCAGATTGCGGAACATTATTAAAAGAAGGATTTTCTAGGCATGAAGGAATCACAGAAGAAGAGATGACTACAGAGTCATATCTTTCTAAGAATGGACTAGACACAAATACCCCATAATGGTATACTGTAAATCTATCAAGGAGATATAATGGACAATAGATTAGAACTAATTGTAACAGCATTGCAGCAACGTATTGGCGAAATTGTCTCACAATATGAGACAAATATTGCTGTTCTTCGTGCCGAGATTACTCAGTTGTCAATAAAAATTCAAGAACTAGAAGCACCAAAGGAAAAACCAAAGGAGTAAAAATGGCCGAACAATTGCAACCAATGCCCGTAAATCCTGGGGACCCAATAACATCAGAGTTATTGTCTAACATTGTGTCTAACATAAATATAATAAATAACTTGTCAAATAGTATTAGCGATAGTGGTAGCTCAACACCAGCTACTGGGTCGAGTGTTCAAACGCAAATTGAGTCTGGCAGATTAAAAATTACTGCTAACAAAGACGGAAAAACAGTTACCGCAGTAAAATTTAAAAGGGATTTTGAGGCTCAGCCAAATATTGTGTGTACAATTTGGCAGCCTTCGGCTAGTGCAATATTAATTAATAAGTTTCAGCCAATAGTAACTGCTGCATCTACTACAGGGTTTTCGATACAAATGCAGAATGTAGGCGCTAGTGCTAGTGGAAGTCTTTACGTAAATTGGATTGCTTGTAGCACGACTTAGGTATTGACAATATGTAGCACTATGCTACAATTTGATTTAGACTATAGGCCATGAATATTCATGGCCTATTAACATTAAGGTAAATAATGACAAACGATTTAAGGTGGATGCTATCATCAGATCAGCAATTTCCATATCAGGATGACAAGATGATCGAGCTTTGGTTTAAAGTTATGAAATGGTTCAAACCAGATGTTGTTGATTACCTTGGTGACACAGACGATCAAGCCTGTTATAGTAAATATACAGATGGCAAACCGACAGAATTTTTAAAGGCATATAAGAATGATGACGTGACAAATGATTTAGAGTTAATGCTAAAAGATATGAAGATTGAGGCAAGCGGCGCTAGAGAATTTTATGAAAGAACAAGAAAAATGCTTCCAAACGCACAGCTATTCTCAGCACTAGGAAACCACGATATTAGAATTTTTGATTATCTAGATAAAAAAATACCTGAATATGCAAAGCATGTAACACCAGAAGCTCTATGGAGTTTAGATTCATTGGGCTACGATTATATTTATTATAACGAATTACCAGAGCGCCGTTTTGGAGATATCCATGTTCACCACGGAATGTCAATTGCAGCCACAGGATCTGTTAGAAAAGATATGGAAGATATGCAGGTGTCTTTAATTAGAGGTCATTCTCATAGGATCGCTTCACACATGGTTACTTACGAGCTTAGAAATAAAGGCAAGGGAGAAACTTTACGTGGGTATGAGATTGGTCACATGTGTGATGAAAAAGGTCCAGGAATGAAATACACTCAACATCATGACTGGCAAAAAGGATTTGCTATTGCTCATATAGAAAATGGTAAATATCCTCACATTAATATGATCCATGTTTCACCAGAGTATTCTTGCGTAGTGGACGGAAAGTTATTTCAAGTATGATTAAGTGTAATAAATGCGGAGGGAGAGTTTTTGTAGACAGAGTATTCTCTCAAAAAATGCATATGGAATTGTTTTGCATCATGTGCGGCAAGCGCTGGATGATGAATAAAAATACAAATAAGATGGGCAAATGGCTAGAGACACTAGAAGAAAATCACTCAAAGAAGTACGGTATTTCTTCTTAAACGAAAAAATACATAAGACTCTTAGCTTATCTAGAGCTAAAGATCAACTTATTGCTTGGTCGTATTTGGATAAGAAAAGAATGCTTTACCCATATTCAGAAGTAGATAAAAATATGGGAAGTGCTTATAGTATTGTTCAGGTTGCCTCAATGTTGAATAAACATAGGGTTACAATACAAGAGTATATTCTAGAAGGAAAAATTAAGTCTCCACAAAAAATTTATCCAATAGGCAGTGCCTCAGAAGATGTTTGGTATAAGTATATGTTTAGCGACAAAGATATATTAGATTTACATCAATATATATTAGAAGCAGGTCACTCTAAAAATGTTCCATCTAAGGCAGAATTATTGGCTCTTCTCAAACACAGCTTTATATTGTATACTAAGACCGTAGACGGTTTTGTACCAGTATGGAAGGCGGAGTAATGAGTTACAACGCAATATATACACTTGAGACTGGCGCTTCTAAGAAGCGTAAGAGAGAAAAAGAAGTTGAGGAGTGGAATTCCAAGAACGGCCCTGTTATAATAAAAAAGGTAGAAGATGGAAAAAAGTAGGATAGCTACCTGCGATATTTGTAAAAGAGATATAGAAGTTCGCTGGGGGATATTTGCCAGCGATACATTAACTAGACATAAGAAGGCGGAGCACAAATGACAACAAGAGTAAAGGTTGATCTTTCTTTTACTAGAAATCTTGGTAACTATGAAAGCATTAGGATAAATGTTGGCATAGAAGATGATGCCCGTTCTGGAGAAACAGTAGATATTGCTACAGAAAGAGTTTACAAATTTGTAGAAAAAAAGCTAATTCAAAAAATTGGTGAAATAGAGGAAGAGCTGAAAAGTGGCAAATAATAGAGAGCCATATATCCTTATGACAAATTATCAAAATCTTTATAAAGAAAGATATGGCAGGCTTCCTGTATTAAATAAGTTTAGAGAAAAATGGGCCATGCAGGATGTAATTGATAGCGTAGGATTTCATAAGGCAAATGACTTATTGAATTATTATTTTAGCCTAGAAAAAACAGGACACCCATTACAATTCTTTTATTATAACTTTGATAAAATGGAAAATGCTAGAATAGAGTTACAAAAGGATATCGAGACACGCCGACTACTGCGAGAGTCTACTAAAAAGATGGTGGAAGAAGGCGGGCTATGAATACAGAAGCAACACTAATTTCTGCTATATGTAAGAATAAAGATATAAGCACTGTTATGGCAGAAAATGTCGATGAGCTATTTACCTCTCATGGAGATGTTTGGGATGGTCTAAAGTCTTATTATAATAAGTTTAAGGCTATACCAGAAATTGGAATCCTACAAGAAAAATTTAAAGACTTTGAACCAGACTTAAATGCAACAGCAGAAACTGCATATTATCTAGATAACCTTAAGAATGAGTTCTTGTCTAGCAGACTAAAGAGTATTTTAATTCGTGGCGGATCCATGCTAAAAGAAGATGTTGCTTCTAGAGTTATTGCCGAACTTCAGTCCCAGCTTTCTAGCTTAAACAAATATACAAATAATGTCCGTGACCTAGATATAACTGATGCAGATAAAGCCATTAAGCATTTAGAGGCTCTAAAGGCCCGTACAGCCGAGATGGGCGGTTCTCCAGGTATTAAGACTGGGTTCCAGTCAATCGACCTTGCATACCCCACTGGAATGGCTCCAGGACACCTTATAGTGGCCATTGGCTGGCCAGGGAAAGGAAAGACATGGTTTACATCCTACCTTGCCTGCAAGGCATGGGAGCAGGGATTTAAGCCCATGATTGTTTCTCTTGAAATGACACCAGAGAATATGCGTGACAGAATTTATACAATGCTGGGCTCAGGTTTATTTAAAGCTAGCGATTTTGCAAAGGGCGATATTAATATTGACGATTTCAGAACTTGGTCGGGAAAGAAATTTGTAGACAAGAATAAGTTTATCTTAGTATCAAATGAGGGCTCTGGAAATGTGACACCAAATGCTATTCAAGCAAAGATAGACCAGCACAAGCCAGATATTGTTATCCTAGACTATCATCAATTGTTTACAGATAATAATAACTCCAAGGCTCCAACAGAACGTAATATGAATATATCTCGTGAGTTTAAAAACTTAGCAGTAAGAAATAATATTCCTATTATTGATATTACCGCTGCTACAGCAGACGATATTACAGATCAAGATAACCCACCCATGATGAGTCAAGTTGCTTGGTCAAAAGCAATTGAGTACGATGCAGATATGGCTATGGCTATTCACAAGTACAAGGGTACAGACATGATTGAAATTGTTTCTAGAAAGAATAGACACGGACACGACTTTGGTGTATTTTTAGATTGGGATATTAACAGGGGTATCGTCAAAGAGATTTACGAAAATCCGTTTGCAGATGACGCACAAAAGAATTAAAAGATTTCAAATCTATGTAGAGTTTAATGACGATAGTCAGATTATAAGCTTAAGACCTCAGTACGAAAACTTATTAACACAAGACATGCGTGGTAAAGGATACATAAGGGTATTAGATATTGATCCAGCTTTCTCAATAGAGTTTACTGGACAAACATGGAGATTCTTAATGACTCTCCACGGGATATATGTGGGAAGGAAGAAGGCATGGCAATTCGAGGGTACAACTCAAAACAAATTGATACCAAGGACTACGCCCCAAGCCATATTAAATCAGTCTTAGCTGAAATAGGACTTAATATTGTTGGCGCAACAGGCAATGATTTTCTATGCTACTGCCCATTTCATTCTAATAGACATACGTCTAGCTTTAGCGTAAGCCAAACATCTGGTGCATTTATTTGCTTCAACCCTGCTTGCGGAGAGACTGGCACTTTAGTTGATTTAATCAAACGCACTATGCATAAAAATGATTTTCAATCCTTAAGATTAATCGCAGCCAAAGAAACAGAAGCGTTAGATAACTTTGATGAAATTATGGAAGATATGCTTGAAGAGAAACCAGCCTTCGAAGAATTTTCACAAGAAACATTAGATAGACTTCATTCCGATCTTGCTCGTAACGGTAATGCTAGATCTTATTTAGAATCTAGAGGTATTAGCGTAGAGTCTATGAAACACTTTGGTCTTGGTTACTCACCAGCAATGAATATGATTGTTACTCCAGTTCATAGTCCAGATGGAATTCCAATTGGAATAGTTGGTAGATCTATTGAGGGAAAGACTTTTAAAAATAGCACTAACCTTCCAAAAAGCAAAACTTTATTCAACATTCATAGAGCAAAAAAAATAGGAGACCAGGTGATAGTTTGTGAGTCAAACTTTGATGCAATAAGAATTCATCAGGCGGGATTCCCCAATGTCGTGGCAACCCTAGGTGGATTTTTGTCTAATGAGCAACAATCTTTATTAAATAGACATTTTAATAAGATAATAATTATGACAGATGCAGATGAAGCTGGCAGGGAATTAGGCAAATCTATTTCTAGTAAGCTTAGAAATAAAGATATTTCTTGGGCCTCTTTTGGATATCGTGAGATATATCCAAATAAGGCTAAGGATGCTGGTGATTTAACTGAAGAAGAAATAAAAATATGCATAAAAAAATCCGTATCAGATATTGAATATCGCTCATGGATATGATATACTAAACAAACAGATGGATTTACACCATCAACTATATAAAAAGGAGATACAGTGGGTATCGTAAAAGGTCTAAAAGGATTAAATCAAGTTATGGACAAGCCTTCATACAGCGAAGGTGACGGAACAAAAGCACGTTGGGCAAAGCTAGAAGATGCGGAAAGCGTAAAAGTTCGCTTCCTGCAAGAACTAGATCCTGACTCACCAATGTACAACGAAAAAAATGGTTTGGGTTTTATTGCCGTAGAGCATACTAACCCTAAAGACTACAAACGCAAGGCACTATGTTCAATGGAAGATCAAGGCAAGTGCTACGGTTGCGAACAACACCGTAAAGATTATAAGGCGGGATGGAAAGGTCGTTCACGACTTTACATGAACGTATTAATTGATGATGGCAAAGAAGAACCATACGTGGCAATTCTTTCTCAAGGTTCAAGTGGTAAAACAATTACACCAACTCTTATTGAGTACGCTGGCGAAATGGGTTCTATCAGCAATTTAATGTGGCGTATTAAGCGCACTGGAACAAAAACAGATACAAGCTACACAATCATTCCTTTAGCTAAGGACGAAGCACCGTTTGATTCCTCAGCACTTGAATTGTATGACTTGGAAACAACAGCAATTAGAGACTTGCCTTACACAGAGCAAGAAGGATTCTTTAATGGAGAAGGCGGAAGCCATGAAGCTCCTGCCGCTTCAGACTCAGACAGCAATTTAGTCTGGTAACTATTTATAGTCAGGGGCAGTCTATTGACTGCCCCTGCTTTATTTAGTAAAATAACATTATGCCTACATATGAAATCCCAGATCCGTTTGAGACATTTGTTGCTAATAAATATAAAAACTATAAGGGTATGTGGTACGACTTCTTTGCAAGAGAATGGAATTTAAAATCTGCATGTTGTGGGAAAGAGCTTTATGCACCAAACAAAAAAACTATGATTAAGACAAGACTTTATCATACAAGGAATGAATGCATGGGCGGATATTAATGAGTTTTACACACCTACATGTTCATTCTTATTATTCATTAATGGATGGACTAAATTCACCTAAAGAATTATGCCAAGCAGCGTTGGATGCTGGGCAAACTGCGATTGCAATTACAGACCATGGCACTCTCTCTTCACACAGAGATATGCAAATTGCCGCAAAGGAAACTGGCATTAAGCCAATTCTTGGTGTTGAGGCGTACATATCTCCAACCGATAGATTTGATAGATCATCTAAAACCGATAAATCTATTCAAGCCTACAACCACATTATTTTGCTAGCGAAAAATAAAAAGGGGTTGGAGAATATTAATATCCTTCAGGAGCTTGCTTGGAATGAAGGTTTTTATCATAAGCCAAGAATTGACAGAGAAATATTAGATCTATATAGCGAAGGTATTATTGTTCTCAGCGGATGTCTTAATGGACTCATTAGTAAGGCTATCGATAAGGGTAACATGGAGGAAGCAGAACTTCTTCTGAAGGGCTTTAAACAAACTTTCGGACAAGATTTTTACGTAGAAGTGCAATCACACAACCCTGTGGAGATCAACTCTGCCCTTTTAGAATTAGCAGACAATCTAAACATTAAGGCGGTGGCAACAGGAGACGCCCACTTTGCTAAAGAAGAAGATAGAATACTAGAGGAAGCATTGCTGATCCTATCTACATCTCCTAAAATTGACAAAGACTCTGACTTTGAGATGTCACGTAATATTAAAGATATGATGGAGAGATTTAATTATCTATACCCAGACCGTAGAATTTCTTTCCAAGACTACAACTTGTTTATTCAGTCTAGAGAAGAGATTGAGGCAGACTTTAATAAAGCTGGCATTACTCGTACAGACATTTACGAGAATACAATAGAAATTGAAAAGAAGATTGGCGAATATGACTTTAATCAAGGGCTAGACCTTCTTCCAGTTCCTAAAACAGATGCCGACCAAAAACTGTCTGATATGGCCTTTGAAGGCCTAGAAAGGCTACGCCTCAGAGAGAGCTGGCTAGGCAATGACGTATATGACCAGAGGCTTATTGAAGAGTTAGAGATAATTAAATCTAAGAACTTTGCCTCGTATTTCTTAGTTGTGGCAGATATGATTAACTGGGCAAAAGAAAATAATATTATGGTTGGCCCAGGTCGTGGCTCTGCCGCAGGCTCGTTGGTCTGCTATGCGCTTGGCATTACAGATGTAGACCCAATTGAATATGACTTGCTATTTTTTAGATTTATTAATCCAGAACGTAACGACTTTCCAGATATTGACACAGACTTCGAAGACCGTCGTCGTAAAGAAGTAAAAGAATATTTAAAGAAAAAATTCAAACATGTAGCATCTATTTCTACATACACTTATTTTAAAGATAAAGGTGTAATTAGAGACGCAGCAAGAATTTTTATGGTTCCGCTTCAAGAGGTTAATCGTGCAATGAAATCAATTGACACTTTTGAAGATTTTATTTCTTCTCCAAATACAAAAGAATTTAGAGCTAAATATCCAGAAGTAGTTTGGCTTGCAGATAGATTGCGTGGAAGAATTAGATCTGTTGGCGTACATGCTGCTGGAGTAGTTGTAGCAAAAGATGATTTAAGAAAGTTTGCACCAGTTGAATCGAGAGAAGACGCACAAGATAAAGTGTCGGGAAGAATTCCTGTCGTTGCATACGATATGGATACGGTTGCAGATATAGGTCTTATTAAACTAGATGCACTAGGGCTTAAGACCTTATCTGTAATTTCTGATACCCTTAAATCAATTAAATCTAGGACAGGCAAAGATATAATATTGTCGTCTATGACGCTTGATGATCCAGAAGTTTATAAAATGCTTAGCGAAGGATTTACTAAGGGCGTATTCCAAGCTGAAGCAACACCATACACTAACCTTCTTATTAAAATGGGAACAGATAAGTTTGAGGATCTAGTTGCATCCAATGCACTTGTGAGGCCAGGAGCCATGAATACAGTTGGTGCTGCATACATTAAGCGTAAACACGGGAATGAGGCTGTAGATTATATGCATACTATAATGAAACCTTTTACCGAGAACACTTATGGTGTTATCATATATCAAGAGCAAGTTATGCAGGCATGCGTACACTTGGGCGGTATGACTTGGGCAGAGGCTGATAAGGTCCGCAAGATTATTGGAAAGAAAAAAGATGCAAAAGAATTTGACCAGTTCAAAGATAGGTTTGTTATTGGGGCTTCAAAACACATTACTAAGAAAAAGGCAGAGGCGCTCTGGCACGATTTTGAAGCGCATGCTGGTTATTCTTTTAATCGTTCTCATGCCGTTGCTTATTCTATGCTCAGTTATTATACTGCTTGGCTTAAGTTTTATTATCCGCTTGAGTTCATGTTTTCAATTCTTAAAAACGAAAATGATAAAGATGCTAGGACGGAATATTTAATTGAGGCTAAACGTCTAGGATTAAAGGTGCTACTGCCTCATATTAACGAGTCAGGTCTTGATTTTTCACTTCAAGAAAATGCAATCCGATTTGGATTATCTGAAATTAAGTTTATATCTGACAACATTGCAAATAAAATTATTGACAGCAGACCTTATATTGACTACAATCACTTTATTTCTATTGCTTCTGCTAAGGGAAGCGGTATGAATAGTAGAGCAATTAGTTCACTTAATGCAATTGGTGCTGCAGCGTTTAAAGATAATCCTAGAAGTGGAAATGAAAAAGATAATTATTATGAGTATCTAGGCATACCAACATTTAATTTAGAAGGTATTCCACCAAGAGTTAAAGCTCAGGCTAGACCAATTGAAGAGTTTGATGACCTAGGCTCTTTTGTTATGTTTGGAATGGTAAAAGGAATTAAACGTGGAACAGGCTGGGCGAGAGTAGAGATTGTAGATGAGACTGGTTCAATAGGACTCTTTCACAATGAGCAGACACAAATTGAAGTAGGTCAGATGTATTTTATCCTCGTTGGAGACAATAGAATAGCAAGGTATATAAAGGTTTCGGATATAGACCCTTCATCAAACGATATGTTTGTTGACTATTTGTACCGAAAAGAGTATGATCTTGAAGAAGACGAATATATAGTTGTAAACTTTACCCCATATGTAACAAAGGCAGGCAAAACTATGAGCCATATAGTGTTGTCAAATAGAAATAAAGAGTTGACAAGAGCAATTGCTTTTCCAACTATGTACAAGATGACCCTTGCAAAAATGCGTGAGGGAATGAAATGTAGGGTTGTTCTATCAAAATTAGACGATGGAACTATGAATATAAAGGAAATCAAATGAGTGATGCAAAGATAGAAGATATTTACGCACAGCTAAACATTGCTAAAATACTTGTTGCTGCAATTGAAAGTCTTGGGGAAATTTCTCTACCAGTTGAAAATTTTTTAAAGGCAGCCAATGAAGACAAAGAATTGCAAGTAGATTACAATGAGGCTGATCAAACATTTACATTTAAACTTAAACAAAAAGATTAATTATTGGGCTTCCCAGCGCCCAATTTAAATGGTATACTAGTAGAGAGAAGAAAGAATATAAATGACTATTTCCCTAGAAGATATAATGGCAAAGCTAGACCCAAAAACACGTGCAAGAGTTCAGTCTGCACAAAATGTTCAAGTTCATAAACAATTAACTCCTAGCATAGGATTAAATGTTGCCTTAAAGGGTGGCTTAGGATATGGAAGACAGATATTAGTTTGGGGCAATAAGTCTGCTGGTAAATCTTCTTTCTGCTTACAGATGATAGCATTAGCACAACAAGAAGGCAAAACTTGTGCATGGATTGATGCAGAAGCATCTTATGACCAATCTTGGGCAGAGCAACTGGGAGTAGATTCATCTTCCCTTATTTATTCTCAAGCTAAAACAGTAAACGATATGGTTGATGTTGGAGTTAAGTTAATGGAAGCTGGAGTTGATGTTATTGTTGTTGACTCTATTTCTGCATTACTGCCAGGTATATATTTTGAAAAAGATGGAAACGAAATGAAAGATTTGCAAGACACAAAGCAAATCGGCGCAGAAGCAAAGGATATGACTCACGCAGTCAAAATGTTAAACTATGCAAACAAAAACACACTACTTGTTCTTATCTCCCAACAAAGAAATCAGTTTGGGTCAATGCATGCTTCACACATCCCAACGGGAGGAATGGCAGTTAAATTTTTCTCTAGTACCGTTATCAAGCTCTGGTCTTCAGAAGCTGAAGCTAATGCTATCAAAGCTGGCGTTCAAGTTGGGGACAAAATTATTGAACAGCGTGTCGGAAGACCAGTCAATTGGGTTATTGATTACAACAAGCTCGGCCCCCCTAACCTTTCAGGACAATACGATTTTTACTACCAAGGAGAATCTTTAGGAGTTGATCGTATTGGTGAGACGCTAGATGTTGCAGAAATGTACGGTCTGGTAGAAAAAGGCGGAGCATGGTACACAATTAATAAAGAGCGTTTTCAGGGCAGGGCTAAGGCAGTAGCATACCTTAGAGATAACCCAAAAGTCGCTGGCTCCTTGATTGAGGAAATCAATGCCAAATCTTAATGAGTTTATTAATAAACCACAAGTAGTTGTTAAACAAAACCTAGAGTCTATTCATGGGGTAAAACCATGTTCAAAATGCGATAAGAATTCAGAAGAATCTTTTTGGGATCCAGAGTCTATGGTTCTTTCATGGGAATGTCCAGATGGACATGCAAACGAAGTTAGGGTGGGGTAGATTGAATACAGACTTTAGCTCTATAAAAAAAATTGTAATAGCTCCACAAATTGTAATATATAAAAACATATTTAAAAACAGCAAAGAAATAATTGATTTGTTGCAGGATAGTAGAAAAATTTCGTTTTTTAATGAATGGAGGGATTGGTATGGACAAGGATTTAGAAGAGACGCAGACTTCAATCTTTTGGATACTATAGATCCTGGCACTGACACACTGCTTAATTTAGAAAAAGAATATATACTAGAAATAAATAGATGCATGAATTTTATTAGAGAAGACTATCTTAATGAGTTTGGAAAAGAAAATGGAATATGGCCATCATTTATAAAAGATTGGAAATTGTTAAAAGATACAAACAAAAAATACTGGATTGATTTTTTTAGATACGATGTAAAGCAACAAGGTAGAGTTAACGAATCTGGCCTATTTATGGAATATCATGTAGATGAGATGCCAGTTCCAGGAGAGACTAAGCTAAAAAGACATGTCGCAACCGTTAATTTTTATTTAAATGATGATTACGATGGAGGAGAAATTTGTGTGTACGACTCAATATCAAATAACACATACATGTATAAGCCTATGCCTGGGGATGCAGTAATAATGCCATCAACAGAACCATTCTATCATGGAGTAAAGCCATTCAGTAAATCAGATAGATATTTCTTAAGGGCATTTATTGATTCTGACGTTAAAGATGAAGTAGAATGGAAAAAACAATACGACCTAACACTTGGACAAGATAATTTGAATAATGTTAATACAGAAGAGTCTTATGTAGAAAAAGATTTACAAACTATAAAGCTATCTATCCCGTCTAACCTTATAGAAGTTAAGGGTTAGCAAATGTCCGAAAGATCCGAAGTAAAAAGAGATGGTGCTAAAGCACAAAAAAATAGCGGGCGAGGAGACTATCAGAAAGGTGACGCTCAGTGGAATCAATTTTTAGTTGATTACAAGGAGGCGGGATCTACATTTACATTAAACAAAGAGGTGTGGTCTAAGATATGTACTGATACTTTTAAAGTAAATAGAAATATGCATCCAGCATTAAAGATTATTATAGGAGAAAAAAGCAAAGTAAGACTTGGTATAATAGAGTGGGCAGTTTTAGAAGAATTAATTAAATGTTGGGAGCACAATAATGCATAATGTGGACGTGTATATAGACAACGAATCGTTTCCAACAGCAAAAATTAGACCATTAAAACTTCAAAGAGACTGGATGCATTCATATGTTTATAATTGTTATCCAATAGCAATGGCAAATACTTTTGGGTATGGTATTTATTTTGAACATGACATATCTTTTATTTGGAATGGTTCAGATGAAGGAGCAGTTGGAATCATCGGTAAGGAAAATATTTGGGTTGGTAGGGGAGAGGGAACCGTAAGTTTCGCCAGCAATTTAATATTTAAAACTGATGAAAATACTAGTATGCTTACAATGCCAGTTCCAAATGAGTATTTAGATGGCGCAAAAGTTTTGAGTACAATATTATCTACATCAGTTTTTACTGGTACATTTACTGTTGTTTGGAAACTAGATACTCCAAACAAAGAATACTTTGTACCAGCTGGAACAAATATAGCATGCCTACTTCCAATATCAATCGCATCAATACAAGGATCAGTCTTTAATATTAAAAATGCTCCATCGCCATTTCCAAGAATTCAAGATAGCAATGAGTATATGAAGTATTTAAAAGAAAAAAATTCTCAAGGAATAAGGCCAACAATGTATAAAAAAGGAATTGACCATACTGGGAAAATAATTGGTAAGCATGAAGTTGATAGAATTGATTTAACTGTGAGGTACGAAAATGACTAAGCATTTTTTTATTGATGTTTTGTCTAAAGATGAATGTAATCAATATGTTCAAACTATTGACTCTTTAAGTTCTGAATGGACAAAAAGACCTAAAGGTGAAGGCTATCTATACACATTAGGACTAGCAACTCATGAAGACATAAAGCCACATGATTCAGTCAGCAGTGGTCTGCTTGACGACATTAAGTACAAAAACGACATCTTAATAAAAAATTTTCCAGACCTATATGAAAAAATATTGAAAGCAATAAAAGATAACATTGGTGAATGTGAGTTAGTTACAGATAAAGCTCCAATACCAGGATTTTTTATCTATGGTGAAGCAAAGCCAAATAATATTAAAAGAGAAGAGCGTTCTCCATTATCTGGATACGTTGATATTCATTACGACGGGCAAGTTGCTCACTTAGATTACATTTGGAATAATTATAATGATGTAGATACAGAGTCTATAAGCTTTACGCTTCCACTAGAAATGCCAGAATACGGAGCAGCTTTCCTGCTTTGGGATCAGCCAGACTTTGGCTGCTATATGAAAGGTGAAGTTGCAGATTTATATAAAGGATACGATTATTATACAGGAGAAAAAAACTCTGAATATTTAAACCATCAAATATTAAATAAAATACCAGAGGTAATAGAGCACATACCAGGAAGAATGATAGTTCAAGTTGGTAAACAATTTCATGCAGCAGCGGCATCAACAAAGCCATTCTCTACTGACAGAAGAATTACTCTCCAGGGTCTGGGTGTAAAATGCGATGGTATCTGGAGGTTATTCTTTTAATGGAAATGTTTTTTTTATGCGGAATTGCAATAGGATTTTTAATAGGATACCCACTTGGGTTATTTATAGATCAAATAGACAAAAGGATAAAGAATAATGGAAGATAAAAATACACTACAGCTTATTAGCGACATTACAGAGTTTAATGATCTGCATGAGTTCATGCAGGATGAGCACTTAGACAAAGCTCTGGCTATCGTTGTAAAGCTTCTAATGAATCCTGATGTTCCTTCTGCAAAAGCCCCGCACTTAATTATGGAACTTCAAGCAATGTCCACCAAGTTCGCCGTGCTTGCTTCTGTATATTCTACAATTGCCAAGGACAAAGCTGGGACGGTTAATAATAATAAGAAAAATATTTACTATTCAGTGAAGGAGTCCATAGACAAACTCGTAGATGCACTTAAGTATGTCGTTAGGTATAACTAATAAATGGCTAGAGATATTGTAAAAAACCTTAAATTTAAAAAGCATGCTGGGAATTTCTTTGACCCAGAAAAGTTTGCCCAGCTTCTTGACGAGTCTTATAGAAATACAAAACGTCCAGATGGAGACACCACAAAGAAGTCTTTTAGTCCAAGCCTACTAGGTTACGGACATGGTACATGTCCAAGATACTGGTATATGGCATTTACTGGGGCTGTTTTTATTGATGAGAATGATGCTGTTGCTGTGGCAAACATGGCCCAGGGCACACAGGCTCACGAAAGACTACAGAGCCTTATTAAGACTATGCCTGAATGGAAAGCGGAAGAAGAAGAGATTGTAAATGATTATCCTCCTATTCGAGGCTTCATAGATTTAATTATGGAGTATGATGGTGAAACAGTCATTGGTGAAATTAAAACAGCTAAACAAGAAGTTTGGGATACTAGACAAGCTGAAATGAAATCTTCGCCAAACCACATGCTTCAGCTATTAACGTATATGAAATTAAAGAATGCCAAAGAAGGTTTCTTCCTTTATGAAAACAAAAACACTCAAGAGATACTAATTATTCCAATTTCAATGAATGATAAAAACAAAGAAATAATTGAAAATGCTTTTCAATGGATGAGAGATGTTTGGGATAATTTCAAAGAAGGAGATTTACCAAAGCGTCCTGAAGGCGCAACCAAGTACAAGCTTCCATGCACGTATTGTCCAGTAAAAAAAGCATGCTGGGAAAAAGGATCTAATCCTGGAACAGTTGAAATTGATTTAATGAAAGTCTTCAAATAATGAAATGTTTTAATTCTGAATGCCCTAAAGATTTTAGTCCCAAGACACATAATCAAAAATATTGTTCTGATGAATGTTGTAGGGTTGCAACAAATAAAAGAATTATGCAAAAGTATTATGAAAAAAAAGCTATTCAAAATGGTGCCCCAAGAAAATGCAAGGGTTGTCCAGGATTTTTAAGCAGGTACAATACCGAAACGTATTGCTCTAAATGCATAAAGTCTAGACGCTTTAAAGATAAAAAATATTTGATGGGCATAATAGATGACATTGGCTAGTTTAGTAAAGACCAAAGCATCTAAAGTGCTCGGCATTGATGCATCTACAAACTCAATAGCTTTTTGCCTAATGGAAAATGACGTGCCATTAAAATGGGGAAAGATTAACCTATCTGGAAATGATATTTATGAAAAAATTTACGATGCAAAAATTAAAATGAATGTGATGCTAGATGAACTACGGGCAGATTATATTGCAGTTGAGGGTGCAGTTTTAGTTAGATCGGCAGATGCTGTAATAAAACTGTCTTATGTATATGGGGTTGTTATTGCAGAGCTGATGTCAACTGGGGCTAAAGTTATAACAATAGCCCCAACTTCATGGCAGGCCTATATCGGTAACAATAATCCTACTAAGCAAGAAAAGGCGGATATTAGATTGGCTAATCCAGGATACGCAGACTCATGGTATAAAAATCAATTAAGGAATATGAGAAAGCAAAGAACAGCGGATTACTTTAATAAGAAGTACAATCTGTCAGTATCAGATTTTGATGTAGCAGATTCATTTGGAATTGCCCATTATGCCAATAAGGTTTTGACACAACGATGAAGCTATATCAAAATAAAGACTGGCTTTATAACAGATACAATATTCAAAAAAAGACTATTATGGAAATATCAAAGGAATGTAAGGTATCGGCAATGACCATACAGAGATATATAGATAAATTTGGTATAAAACCCAAGCGTTAATTGACATTTTGGTTGACTAGAAGTATAATCATTTAATGACAGAAATAGAGCCGTCCATCCACTTTGACAAGATGAATAAAGTTGTTTCAGAGTTGTTAAAAGGTAATTCAGCTACACAAATTGCCACTATAACTGGTATGAACAGAAAAGATGTTTTAGAGTATATTGATGAGTGGAAGTCTGTGGTCCACAATGATACTAATGTTAGAGAACGTGCCAGAGAAGCTCTACTTGGAGCAGACCAACATTATGATATATTAATTAAAGAGGCATGGAAAACAGTAGAAGATGCAGACACTCAAGGCCAACTTAACGTAAAGTCTGGAACATTAAAACTAATCGCAGACATAGAAGGTAAAAGAATTGCAATGTTGCAGGCAGTAGGAGTTCTTGAAAATAATGAAATTGCATCGCAAATATTAGAAAATGAAAGAAAGCAAGATATGTTAGTTAGCATACTAAAAGAAGTTACATCTAGCTGCAATCATTGTAAGGTAGAGGTTGCTAAAAGATTGTCTCAGATTACTGGAATCGTAGAGCCTATTATAATGTCTCAAGAGGCTTAAATGTCACTTGATTTTTCAGAGTTCATAGACATATTAGATGGCGACGAGTTTGAGCAAAAACCAGTAGACCTACGGACTTTTGTAACAAGCCCAGATTATTTGGCACTACCACCACTTTCAGAAAATCAATATACGCTTATTGAAAAAAGTTCTCAAATATACAAAGAGTCTACTCTAATTAAACTTTATGGAGAAGAATTAGGCAAACATGTGTTTAATCAAACATGCGTCGAGGTCATTGCTCAATTGGGCAAAGGCTCTGGAAAAGATTACTCGTCAACAATTTCTGTAGCCTACATTGTTTATTTGTTATTGTGTCTTAAAGACCCAGCAGCATATTATGGAAAGCCGCCAAAAGATGCCATAGACATATTAAATATTGCTATCAACGCACAGCAGGCTAATAATGTTTTTTTTAAGGGATTTAAAATGAGAATTGAAAACTCCCCTTGGTTTGCTGGTAAGTATACAGACAAGGCTTCAGAAATTAAATTTGATAAATCTATAACGGTTCATTCTGGACACTCAGAAAGAGAAGCCTGGGAAGGATATAACGTTATGGTAGTAATTCTAGACGAGATATCTGGATTTGCAACAGAAAGCACTAGTGGTCACGATCAGGCTAAAACAGCTGATGCAATATATGACATGTATAGAGCGTCAGTTGATTCACGTTTCCCAGATGTAGGCAAAGTAATCTTGCTTTCTTTTCCTAGATTTAAAAATGATCCAATACAAAAATTTTATGAATCAGTCATAGCGGAAAAAGAAACAATTGTTAGGACAGAGATATTAAAATTAGACCAAGACTTGCCAAATGGCACAGAAGGCAATGAGTTTGAGGTGGCCTGGGAGGAAGATCATATAGTTTCTTATGTTTACCCTAGGGTATTTGCACTCAAAAGACCAACATGGGAAGTAAATCCAACAAAAAAAATAACAGATTTTACTGTTGCTTTTCATAAAAATGCACCAGATGCACTTGGCAGATTTGCCTGTATGCCATCAGACGCCGTAGATGCATTTTTTAAATCTAGAGAAAAAATTGAAAAGGCATTTAGTCAAGGTGGTTTGGCCGTAGATAAATTTGGAAGACTTGAAGATTGGTTTAAGCCAGACTTAGAAAAAGATTATTTTATACACGTAGACTTAGCTCAAAAGCACGATCATTGTGCGGTTGCAATGGGACATGTAAGTAAATGGGTTGACATAAAGGTAACAGATACATACTCCCAACCAGCTCCAATTGTAAACATTGATGCAGTTAGATTTTGGACTCCGACCCCAGACAAATCAGTAGATTTTACAGAAGTAAAAGACTACATATTGTCTTTAAGAACAAGAGGGTTTAATATAAAAACTTGCACATTTGATAGATGGAACTCTCACGACATGATGCAACAATTAAAAAAATACGGAATTAATACGGAAATTCTTTCTGTATCTAAAAAACATTATGACGATATGGCGATGGTTGTTTTAGAGGAAAGATTGTCTGGCCCACACATACCGCTATTGATAGACGAATTACTTCAATTAAGAATTATGAGAGATAAGGTTGACCATCCAAGAAAAGGATCAAAGGATTTGGCGGATGCTGTATGCGGAGCAGTATATAATTCAATTAGCAGAACTAGAATGCGTAGAGACGAAGAAATAAAAATTCATGACTATGAATCTATGAGCTATGACAACGACTTTGGAGTCAGCGACGGTGAAGTAGAAAATGTATACAACATGATTAGGGCACCAAGAATGCCTGAAAGCTTAGCAAGATCAATAGAAAATATGGAGATAATATGAGCGAGTACCAAGAAAGAGCCAAGGAATGTAAGTGTTGCACAAAACACGTACCTCTTCCTACAACACTAAAAAGATATAATAAAATTATTTTATGTCCAACAACATATGATAATGTAATTGAATATAAAAGAATATGGGAGTCGTACGGATCAAGACCAGCGGGCAACGTGAGAAAACATTTTTCTGAATATGTTCAACAAATAGTAGAGTCTGCTATTGACAACCAGGATTGATATAGTACAATTGAATTAAGGCGCCAGTAGCTTAGTTGGTTAAAGCCCCGAACTCATAATTCGGTAATCGTAGGTTCGAGTCCTACCTGTCGCACTAAATTTGTTAACGCTAGCAATTTTATAGGAGAAAATGGTATACTGATAATAATGAAAAAAAATACTTATATAAATGGTTTATGTTTTGATGATATCCTACTAATACCTCATGATTCATCTCCAATAATAAGTAGGTCTAAAATAGATCTGACCACAAAAATTGGCAACCCAAACAATCCAGATGCAATATTAAATCTTAATAGCCCTATTATTTCTGCTCCAATGGAATCTATATCTTCTTATGAAATGCTTTACGCACTTGATAAATCTGGATCAACTGGAATGACATGTAGGTCAGAAGATTTGGACATGAAGTTAAAAAAAGTCTGTGATATAAATAAAAATACAATTGGAGTAACAATAAATATTTCAGATATTTATGACTGCAAAACAGTAGATGCTATTGTTTCTAAAGGGATTAAAATTATTTTATTAGATATTGCAAATGGGCATTTAAAGTTAGCAGCAGATTCTATATCTGATTTAAGATTAATGGTCCCATCTAGCACACATATAATGTGTGGCAATGTAGCGTCATACGGAGCATACAAAATGCTTATGGATGCTGGAGCTGATTCTGTACGTGTAGGCATAGGAGGAGGCGCAGCCTGTACTACAAGGCTTATGACGGGGTTTGGAGCTCCAACCCTATCCTCTATAATGAATATTTATGAACATGTAAAAAATGATTATGTAAATGGAATAGTTGCAGATGGTGGTATTAAAAATTCTGGAGATATGGTAAAAGCTTTAGGTGCTGGTGCTAGTGCAGTTATGCTTGGCTCCATGCTTGCTGGCCACGATGAGTGTGGTTCTATAAATGGAAAATATTATCTTAGTGGTTTAGCATCAAAAGAATATATACTGAAAGAAAGAGGGCTAACGGATGTAAAAAATCCTATAATAAGTTTTGAGGGGGTTACTGGCGAGGTAAATCCTAAAGGCCCAGCGCTAGAAGGCATATACAATATACTTAATAATGTAAGAAGTGCATTTACGTATTCTGGGGCATCAAATATAAAAGAGTTACAGGATACGCTAGAATATATAGAAGTTTCACCATCTTCTGCTCGAGAGTCTGGTAGTAGAATTTAATAGTATAATAGTATTCTGCACCCCTTCATCGGGGAGTCGCAGATTTGTCGGGGGAGACAGCGACTTTAAATATCTGCCATAGTCCTGAGAATGACTTTTTAAAAACGGCTCTTTAATTTAAAGGAGAAAAAATGGATCACATTAGTTTGACAGAGGACATTTGGTATTATAAAAATGTAAATCCAAACATTAATGCTTTGTTAAAAAGGATACAAGACCAGACTAATTGGTTCGAATATACAAATGGCTTAAATCCAGATGGCACAGAATGCCATAGTGGAATTAAAGGATCTGCTGTAATTATTTGGCCAGATACAAATAATTATTCTGATTTGATGGATATATTTAAAAATGTATTTGAAGATTATGTTGGGAAAAATAAAGAAAGACTTTCTTTAAATATTGCATCACCAGTTGAAAATAATATAGATGTCAATCAAATGCCAGAACGTACTTGGATAGACCAAAAAAATATACTTGTAAGAAAATACACAGAGGGATCTTTCATGCTCCCACATAATGACGGCGGGGTAGGCCTTGAGCCAGCCTTTACAGCATTGCTATGGTTTAACGAAGATTTTGATGGCGGAGAATTAGAATTTCCTGATTTAAATTTAATCATAAAGCCAGAAACCGCTTCGGTATTAGTATTTCCTAGTGTATTACAGCATGGCGTTAAAACTCTTATTTCAGGTGAAAGATTTGTAACTTCTGCCTATATATATGAAAGTCCTGGAGCGTAAAGTATGTTTGAATATTATGTAAAAAAAGTAAGCAAGGTTGTTGATGGAGACACTATTGATGTTGACATAGATCTTGGCTTTGATATTTCATTTAGCTCACGAGTTAGGTTAGCGGGAATAGATACTCCCGAAAGTCGTACCACAGACAAAATAGAAAAAGCACTTGGCCTTGAATCTAAAGAGTATTTAAAGAAAGCAATTGATGCGGCAAAAACTGTTGTGATTAAAACAGAAAAAATGGATTCGTCAGAAAAATATGGAAGAATTTTAGGTTGGGTATTTCTAGATGGATCTAAAGTATCAGTCAATGAACAAATGATTGCCGATGGATATGCCTGGGGATACCTAGGAGATACTAAGGTAAAGGACTTTGAAGCACTTGCTAAAGTAAGGGCCAAAAAGAAATAGACAATATATAAATCTTTTGCTATAATAATATATGGATCGCTCATTAGAGGGTCCATATATTAATTTATTCGCTTGAAAGGGGAATATAATGGTAACAAAACTTGCTATGGATCTTTTTAATGATCCATTTTTTATTGGATGGGATACAAATTTTGCAAAAATGCAATCTTCAGCCTCCAATTATCCAATCTACGATCTAGTTAAATTTGATAACGGTGCCTACGGCATTAGTTTGGCAGTTGCTGGATTCCAACGTGAAGACATCAATATTCAAGTTGAAAATAATAATTTGGTAATTAAAGGTGAACTACACGGAGAACACTGGGATGGAGAATATATCCACGAAGGAATTGCCAAAAGAAATTTCGAAAGGTCATTCTCATTAGGAGAATATATGGAAGTTGCTAAAGCTGAAATGAAAGACGGCATGCTTCATATATTAATCGAAAAGAATGTACCAGAAGAAAAAAAGCCTAAAAAAATTAAAATAAACTAAGGTATAATATAAATCTGCACCCCGTCACTGGGAAGTCGCAGGATGGACCTGAGTATGTCCTTAAACTGCTCACTATAACCAAAGGATCAAAATGCCAATATATGAATACAAATGTGAGTGTTCGCCAGAAAAAATTGTGTCTAAAGAAAGATCAATTTCTTCAGTAGAGCCAAACTACTTATGCATCAATTGTGGTAAAAAATTACAAAGACATTTTACATCGTTTGGTGTTCAATTTAAAGGAAATGGTTTTTACAAAACAGATAACCCCAAGTAATTTAAACTAAAATCATGTTATAATTACTAAGTAAGCAAAAGTATTGCATTACTTAGGGGATCCTAATTGACCAGAAAGTTAAAGTATTTTTTAGCTAGCCTTTTTGTTACAGGTTGGCTATTTTTTATTGGCCCAAGTTATGCGTGGGCTACAGATAATGGCGGACAAGAACAAGTTGTTGTAAGTCCTGCACAACAGGCAGTTAATGACGCTATTGCAACGGCTACTACAGAGGTACAGCAAGCCAATACAGCCACAAACAATGCCATAGTAGAGGTAACACAAGCACAAACCGAATATTCCCAAGCCCAAGGTATTACAGCAGAGGTAGCCACAAAAATATCTCTGGCTAATACAGAAGTAAATAATGTTCAAACCGCTATTAATACTATTAGTAGTGTTGATTTATCTGTTACCCCAATAGATCAAAGTTCTCAGGTAGTTCAAGATGCAAAGGCTACAGTAACTGTTGCAACTACCGCTATAAATAATATAACAACACAAATAACAGAGGCTCAGACAGCAATATCTGAAGCCGTTGCAGCAAAAACAGAAGCGTCTACCGCACAAGCAACTGCACAAACCGAACTAACTCAAGCAAACCTTGCCATTGATGCTGCTCAAACAGCAGTTAATAATTTACAAGCCACCATTGGAACTAGTACAAATGTACTTGCTGGAGTAGATGATGCTGGAGTTAGAATGAATCTACCATTTGATTTATTAATGGGCGGGACTCTTTACAACAATGTTTATGTAGGATCAAATGCAACAGTTACATTTGGTGTAAATGAAGGCAGCAACTACTACAGTACACCTAATGCGCCTTCCATCTCTATAGCAGGATGGGACTGGACAACTTGGAGTACGGGAACAGGAATTACATATGCAACTACTGGAACAAGTTTAGATATTGCTTGGGAC